CACCATCATCCCCAAGATCAAAGATCTTAGCTCCGAACTCTTCTGAATCTTCACCTTCAATAGCTTCAGTAATGATCTTGTGAATTTGCTTTCCATAACGAAGCATCTTAACTTTACCATTGTTATCCGGATTGGAAGGATCATCAACAACATAGACGTTGACAAGCCACTTCTCAATACGGCGAAGTTCACTTGCCTTTTCCTTTTCGGCATCAGATCCTGTACGAGAGAGGCGGAAGCGCTCTTCGTTAATTGGGCATCGCTCCCCAAAGGTTTGCGGGCTCAAGGTTTGCACATACTGACCGGTCGCAAAAGAATTCCAACCCATATTATAATAATGGAAGAAGGTTTCTGTTGGTGACTTACTATCAGGTAGCAAGCGAACGGTGTAGGTGTTACCTGGCTTGGTTTGCATAATTTCGGAGAACTTTGAACGACCAGCTTCATTACTGGAGGCCAAAGCACCTTTGATGCTTTCGAACATTGACATATTAAACGTACTCATAATCTTTACTATCTTATTTTACTATTGTTTTTTTGTTTTTCAACTATTGTTTTTACTTTTTCTCTTGTCTCTTTAGCTACCGTTTTAAGGATCGCAGAGCCATAGAACTTTGTGCGTGTATACGCGAAAATTGTGTAGAAGTCCTTAACGATAAACTCAAGCACATCTTTTTCGATGGCTTTGATTGTATGTTCAACGTCGAGGGCATGTAGTGTATAGAAGTTTAACCTATGTTCCTGCAAATGCAAGAGGCAGGTTGGCATATTGTTGGTATAATGTCTCCTATACTCATCAAGAGTAATGGAATTCTGTATGCAGAACTTTGCAACATACCTAAACCCATTTTTCAACACCTCAATATTCTCATCACTATCAGGATTAGATACTTCTCTCTCCTTCATAGCGATTGAGTAGCATTTAAGTGCTTTTCTTGTGTTGAAGAACCTTAAATCAAAGTACTCATCCTTCGAGTATACTTCAAATGGTGCATCAAACCAATCTTTATAGTTAATGTTGTTATGCTTTCTAAAGAATGCTGAGAGCTTCTTAAGAGCTACAAAATCTTCATCCTTTAACTTACTAAAGTCCTTTCTGAACTTTGTAGGCTGACCTTTAGCTGAACGAGTCGCAAATAGATAACTATTATAGATCTGCTTCTCTTGCTCACTTACCATCTAATACTATTATAACATCAGGTGGTGGATAATCAAGTACCGTTCTGGAAGATCTTCTTATTTTGATTGAGATACTTTGTAATGTACTTACTCTCTGCAATCTGTGGCTCGAACTCAATAAAGATCTTTACCATCTCAAAATCAGTTTCAACAGTCAATAGGATTTTTAACATCTTCCTCAACTTCTCTTCTTTAAGTACAATTACAAAGATATTTTGAAGTGATAGTTTCTTACCTTTAATCAAACAACAGAATGTACAAAAGCAGAGTAGTAGATGATCAAGCTCTCGCTTAGTAATATCTACAGCTGGGCCTTTAATAGTTGGTAGTCGCATTATGAAATTGGTGTAAGTGTTTTTGTAAAGTTGGCAAACGTATCTGTTAGGTTACCACCGGCAAGGGTGTGTGAACCACCTCCATCACAGAGTTTCTCAGCCAATTTACCTAGGTTTAGCTGAACACCTTTTTTCTTTCTAAATGATACAACCTTAAAGTCAAGATTTACCATGATAGCAATATCTGCACTATACTTATCAAGCATGTAGTTTCCTACTTCATTTACGTTGGATGTTATAAATGTAGATACTACTTTATAGTCTTTAATCATCCCTGCGAACTTTGGATACTCTAGTTGTTCTACAAACCTTTTGAAGTGTATCTTAATAGCTCCCTTCTCTAGTGGTGTATAGTCCCTTAACCCATCCTTGAATGACTCAATAAACTTATCAACCTTTGGTTTGTTGTAACCATAGTAGATAGCATTTAACTTTGCAGGAGCCAACTCCCTTGGAAAGTCAAATGACCAGCTATCATACTGGTCAATTAGGTTAACTAATGCTTCCTTCTCAGGTGTTACATCTATCTTTGACTTAAACTTATCAAAGACTAGCTTAGTATTAGATGAATACGGCTGTACTATTGCTTTAGCTTTTGTATACTTATCAATGAACTTATAATGCGTTTCATGGTGGTCGATTACCACTACATTCTCTCTGTTAATAGCAATTGCTTGCTCTTCATTAAGTGCAAGGTCACATACAAAGATCTTTGCAAAGTGATCTAGTGTATTCCAACGGTTCTTAAACTCGTTAAGGATACTATACTCTGTTGTTTCAACAACAATGACATCATGACCAGCATAGACCTCTTTTAGAAGCAAGGCAGAGCCGGCACCATCAAGGTCAGAGTCAGTAAAGATAAGAACGTGCACATAATTATTTACTACTACCCTCGCAAAAGTCAAGCTAGGGTATTATTCGATTAGGTTGCAAATGCTGCCAATGAATTCATAACACTATCGTCTTCATCAAGGTCAACATCATCTGCTTGTTCAATAGTCAACGTATCATATTGAATACGCATTGCTTGAGTCATGCCTCGTGGACCATAACGATTCTTCATCATACCTAATCGAATAATCCCCAAGTCTCGATCTTCATCATTCTGGAAGATCGATAGAATGACATCAGCAGTAGCAGCCAATCCAATCGATTCAGAGATAGTAGCCAGGTCTGGATTATCTTGATCAAAGCCAGCTCGGTTCAGCTGAGTAGCACTAATAATAGGGCATTCGAATGTATAGCTAATAGCACGAATCTGCTCAGTTACATTCTTAATACGCTCATATGAGTTGTTACCCACAGGTGAGTGAATCAAATTCAAGTAATCAATGACAATAGCATCTAACTTAATACCTTGGTCTTGAAACTTCTTACAGAAAGCTTTGATCTGGTTAGGAGTTACAGTTGAAGGTGGAAACTCCTTAATATAAATACTACCTGGCTCTTCTTTAATAGCTGCTCTCAACGATGGACCATTAACAGCCATCTCCTTCATTGGAATCTTCGAGATCTTTGTACAAATACGACGAGCATAAAGTAGCTCTGACATCTCTAGAGTGATCAGTAGAACATTTTTTCCTTGACTTGCAATATTAGCTGCAACATTGCCAAGGAAGATCGACTTACCGATATTTGTTTCACCTGCAAAGACATATAAGGATTTACCACATGCAAGAAACCCTCCATCAAGAGAGTCATCAAGCCATTCCCAGTTACTTGGTATCTTATCTTCAACAGTAGTTAAGTCTTCAATAATAGTATCAATGTTAGCTTTAACACCAAGACCAAGATCTGTTACAAGACTAATATTACAACTCTTTTCAAACTTATCTAGAATAACAGCAGTATCAACATCACCACCAGAAATATCTTCTGCTGCTTTTAGCATTGTGTGGTAGACAGCCTTCTCTTTTAAGAACTGTTCTGTATTCTCCATAAGCTCATCCTTATTCAGGTTCTTATCAAGATCAGAGAATGATGTAACTAACCTCTTAAATGAATCTTTCTGTTCATCTGTTACAAGGTATTGTTTAATCTCAGTAGTTGTAGGCAGCTGATTACGCTTTTCATTAAAATCTTTAATGATAGTGAAGATATTTGCAATATCCTTACTCTTAAAGAATTCTGGCTGTACTACATCTGCTATAGTTGACAAATATCCACTATCAGTTAGCGAATTATAAATCAATATGTTTTCGAAGTAGTCTAAGTTCAGCTTACCCATCGTTATTAGTATAAGAGATGATTTCTAATAATCAACTATAGTTGGACAGTCTTACCAACATAGTCCTTATACTTCTCGAGAAACCAATCTTGACCAGAGTTCCAGTCATCTGTAAAGGATTGTAGTCCTGGTGATGCATGTGTAATATATGCATCAATAACACCACATTTGAATCCAGATAAGGAAGCATCAAGAGTGTATGCAAGATCATAGAAATGAAATCCTGCAGGACATGATTCGTCGAAACGAATCTTCTTAAAAACTTTTCTTGAGATAGCTAAAAACACTCCATCCATGATTACTGCTGGATGAGGGTATGTTCCGAAGGCAGTCATCGTTTTGTCACCTTTACTACCTAGATGAGCTACTGCTCCGTGTAGATGACCTCCTCCAAATCCACCACCCATTAGATGCCATAAAGCTGGTTCTTGGATCTTGATTTGTGAAGCACCAGCTACACCAAGCACATCATACTCTTCGAAGTGCTTCTTAAGCTTTTCGTAATCGAAGTTCTCAAGGATGATGTCATCATGACACAATACAATATGATCAAAGTTTTCTTGAATTGCAAAATCAATTGCTTTATTGTATACCTTATGTAGTGAGTCAGTATTATCTTCTCTGAAGAATACTTCTGTATCCTCATCTTTTGTTTGCCAGAGAAGTGTATCCTCTTTCTTACCCTTTGTTGCAGAGCATATAAATAGCATGTTGTTCATTTTTGTTATATAAAGAGAAATGGCGAGTCGTGTTTAAATTCACCAACCTTATTAAATCTAAGTGTCTTTTTATTCAGTCGCCTGATCACTCCTTCTTTTAGTTCTGTATAACCAGTACCAGGCATTGTGGAGTAGCACCCTTTATTATTATAGTGTAGAATAGATCCTACACGTGCGATGTATAGCTCATTGGTATCACAGTCAATTATAGATACAGCAAAGGAACCTTGAAGGGCTTCCAGTGCACGACGGATGTATTGAACAGGATTTACGCCATTTGACCTATCTTCTTCCATGAACTTCTGAATCAAGTTAACAATCAAAGATGTGTCAACTGGATTCTCTATAAATGGTAGGTACTTCTTACGTATATCTCGCTCATTGGTAATTACACCATTGTGAAAGACCATCCATGATAGAGTATCGAATGGATGTGATGTCTCATACAACCAATTACGCATTGCTGATGTAGGAGCTTGGACATGTCCGCAATTATATACTGCTTGCTTTGAACCTTTTGTATCATCGAAGTCAATCTCACCTTCTTTTTTAAAGACGAATTGATCATCATAGGTGAGTTGTATAAAACTACTCGCGAATGTCCCTCTACTTTGATTAGCGGTGTATAAAACCTCTAACATCGATTGTTCAGGGGAGCCGAATATAGCGCACATATACTATAATTTAGTCTACCTTTATAGTTTTTCAAGTGTAATGTTTTGAGCCTCCCTATATCGATAGGTAATATCTCTACTTTCTTTTTCACGACCATAATAGAGACGATATTCTTTAGGGATGCGCCAGAAGAAGTCCATAACACCTGTCAATTCATGAAATCCGAAAGCGTAGTGCGGATACATCTTACCATCAACATCAATCCACTTTTTACGTTTCTTCTTTGCCTTCTCAATACCTAAGTTCTTAAGAGTATTTTTACCAAGACCTCTGATCTTGAACAGATCATCACTACTACGATATGGCCGACTGCATACGATATTTGTGGCTGTCTTCTTACCGACTCCGGGTAGAGCACGCAGCTCTTTGTCATTCATATTGTTGAAATCTTTATAAGATAGCTTCTTCATACTCCTAATTATACAGTAGTTCCTATTCATTTGCAACTTTTCCTGTTAATTAACAGGCAGATGTATAAATAATGTTAATGAGTTCGTTCAACAATCTATTTAATAGAGTGAAAGCCCTTAACGAAGCCTTTAACCCAGAAGGTCCTAAATCGCTTACAAATACACCAGATGCTTTTTCTGGTCTAAGAAGCAAGCTTAAATTAGCTGGTTTGAAGTCTTCATCACGTGATGCAATGCTTTATATAGTAAGGGTGCTGTCTCGTACAGATATTATTACTTCTGAGGTACATGACAATGCTATTAAAGGTCAGCATAAGGACAGGTGGGTTAAGCTATTTGATATTTTGAAGGATAAATCAGAGGAGATCAATGAGAGAGGTGACGAAATTGTTGAGTTCATGAAAAAGGATTTTGAAGTCTTTACTTCTGAAGTTGGTACGAATAGAGGGAGACAAGGTCATGAGAGGGCAGAGGCGTATGCAGCGCAGGCAGAAAATATTAAGAATGCAATTGATAACATCGAGGCAGGTAAAGAGGCAGATGAGGGTCTCGAGGATATCATGAACTTTGTAAAGGACACAATGAAGGATATTAGCATGATGAAGGCAGATGATGATACAGCTGAGACTGGCCCTGTTGCAGCTACAGTAGATGGTATTATGGCGAATCTTCGCAAAGATGCTAGAGATGATCCTGATTCAATTCCTCCATATGTTATTGACGATCTTGGAGAATTCCTTTACGACGGACCACCAGAAAATCCAACAAACAAGATTAAAAGACTGGATCAATATAAATCTTTTGTTAAACAGATTTATGATTTTTCAAAAGAAGATGTGTACTATGACAAGCCAGCTACACACTTTATGCAGAGTCTTAAGACATTAGAAGATAATATTGCAAAAAATGTAGCCAACGCAGAAGATGGAGAGCAAGAGCACCCATTTGAGTGTGGATGTGGTGAGAAGTGGCAGACTAAAGAGGGTAAAGACTCTTGTCCGGAATGTAATGGAGCTCATGATAGTGAAGATGCAGAAGAAGGATCTATTAAAGCGCAGGTTCTAGCTAAAATTGAAGCCGATGCTGGTGGTAAGTTTGCTAGTGCTGCTGATATGGCTAAATCTGCTGAAAACCTTTATAATGTGTATGGAGCCGATGGTGATCAAGAGAGAGCTGAGATTGCATTAAATTTCGACCCAGTACAAATTATCCTACAAAAATACCCTGAGGGTGTAGAAGCTCTCAAAAATGATGGTGAGTTTGATGA